TGATCGGTATGTAGTATTCCGGCGTAGCTATCTTCTGGGCTGTCGATTACAAAACAGTTTGATAATGACTGAATCTGATATGGGTTTCCTACTCCTGACATTGGGGAGCCCTGCGGGACCACTTCCCACGATGAGAACATACTGTAGATTTCTTGTTCTGTGAGCGGGTTTTTGTAGTTTGCCTCTATTCTTGCGAACTCTTTTGCCATTCTGTGGTGCATATCATCTGGTGTCTCCTCGTGTAGATTTCCTTCTTTGTCTGTTAGGGCATATTTTGTTGGAAAAACTGTAGCTGCTAGTTCGTCACCGTTAAAGTATTCTTTCGTCTTTTCTATTGCGCTTTCAATTGTGATGGCTTTTGTCATGAATGTTCCTGTAGTGTTTTTTTATTTTATCTTATTTTTTTTGTTTGATTAACGATTTTTCTACTTGTTACCACTGACTTCTTCCCACTTTTGTTTGAGCAAGTCTTTCATTTTAGAATTGTCGCTTTTATTTATTTCGTCAAAAGTCATAGACGTGTCTGATAGTACTTCGAACTTTGAACATGCTGTGTCGATTTTTATCGGGAAGATCATACCATCACGTCCGGCTCTATTTTTCGCTACGAAGAGACGAGCTGCGCCACTTTCTTTCTCTTCGGGCTTTCGTGAGATAGTGACGACAATGTCGGCTATTTGAGCTTTGCCGTAGGCTTCAGCCATGTTCTCCAAACCAACGACAGTGGCCCCAGATCCCTCTCTGTTGGATTGCGAAGCCGTCCAAATAGGAATATTAATCTCCATTGCAAGGTTCCTCAGTTCCTCATAGATAAGCTTTAGCTCGTGTCTGAGTGAGTCGTATGCTTTCGACGATTTCATAATATCAGCGTAATCTATTACTATCAGACTTGGCTTGAAGTTTTTGAGCGATAGCTTTTCGATGTGGTTTCGCATCATATTGACTGTGCAGGCTCCAGTAGGATACTCTTTGATTATAAGTCTCCCTAACTCGTTGTCTTCATAGCGTTTCATCACAAGCTCTTTGTTATCTTGCACTTCATTACTTGGGATATTACAAAGATGCGAGTCGTATCTTAGACCTACGGCTGTCTCAGTTAGCTCAAACGTATAGTGAATAACGTTCTTGCCACGTTTTAGCGCTTCTACACCCATATTGACAAGCCAATGACTTTTGCCGACCCCAGTTGGTGCAGTTACGATTGCGATCTCGCCTCTTCCTACTCCACCATTGAAAATGTCCTTTTCATCAAGTTGTTTGATCCCTGTTGGGCAGACTTGCCTGTCGATTTTTACGAAACGTGCCTCGATGTCTTCGAAGAAATCGTGTCCAGTTGAGACAGGGATCCCTACAGAGACTGCGTTCTTCATAATCCCGACGACGCTGTCGAAATTATCGTCAGATACCATTGTGACTGCCTCTTCGAGTGCTTCTTTGAATGCCTGGCGGCGGCAGAAGTCCAATGTCTTGTCTTTTACATATTGTAGATCGCCGACGTTTGGGTTGCTTTTCACGCGAACGAGATACTCAATAATCTGATCTCGGAGAAGAACGTCTGTTCCCTCTGAAAGATCGCCTTTTATGATAGTGATGAGTAGTTGGAGTGTTGGCCACGTTTTGTATTTCTGAAAGTATGAAAAGTATCTGTCTGTCAAGTAAGCTAAGTAGCGCAGCTCAAAGTAGTCGGGCTCCATAACCTCTGACATTTGAGAAGCCCACGACGTATCATGTAAAAGACATTGGAATATTTTTTCCTGGAAGCTCTTACCGTATTGCCTAAAATGTTGTGTTGCTGATTCGTCGAATTGATATACTTTGGCTGCTGCTTGTGACAATGGGTCTTCCTTTTTCATGTGAATATTAGCTCTTGATTGTAAAGTTGATAATAAAAAACAGTCTCTCTATATCGAATTTATTGAGTCCTTGTTTGACTAACAATCGGAACATTCCTATTTTATCTTTTTTTGGTTCATATGTATCAATAGCGTAGTTAATTTTTTTAATTTGTTGTGCTGATAAGTTTTGAGTGTCGAGGTACATTAGTTGCCAGTTTCGCCTTATTGCGTTGTGGTTTTCGTTTATTGAGTGATAGACTTTTATCTTACTTATCTCTGACTGCTTCTTGCTTACAGAGAGCAACATGTCGATGTCTATCTCTTTGTTTTCAGCGAATCTGGGGAACCTTTTCACGATTGTCTTGAAGCCAGCACCTTTTACACCATCAATATTATCTGCAGGGTCTCCCATTAGAGCTCTAGCTAGACAGAAGTTTATCGGGTGTATCCCAAAACGTTTGAAGACATCTTCACTTTTGATAAACTTCTTAGATGTTGGTGAATAGATAGTCGTTTTATCGTTGAGTAGTTGGTAAAAGTCTTTGTCTGAAGATAGTATTACTACATCATCGTCTGGGAATTTGTATTTTGACAAATACCCTATTACGTCATCTGCTTCACAATCTTTTACGTAAGTTTGAGTTACAGGCAGCATTCGAAGCATCTCCATTAACAAATTGATCTGATACATTCTGTTTTCTACTTCGTTGTCGCTTGTTGCGTTTTCGTCGTAAGTTCTGTTTAGCTTGATTGGTTTTCTATTCGACTTGTAGTCTTTGAAGATCGCTCTTCGCCTGGGCGACCCGCCTGACTCGAACACAATTATTACTTTTTTCGGATAGATTTCTTCCAAAATGTACTTGAAATTGTTGAGAAACCCGACGGCACCCCCTACAGGGATTCCGTCTTTGTTCATTGTAGGATTAACAACAAAATGTCTAGTAAAGATATTTAGAAAGTCAATGATTAGTATTGGTTGATTATCTTTTTTCATGATAAGTCATCATAGCTTCCTGTAGTATCTTCGACTTCAAGAGCAAGAGCTTTCATTTCAACGTATGATTCAGAGTCAATGTCCATTTCATCAGGATTACCCATTACTTTTACCATGGCTCTCTCAAGAAGAGCATCTATGTATTTTGTATATTGCGGGTCTGAAATTATCTTGCCAAAATCGTATTTATAAAACTTCTTTTCTATTTTAATTTCTCCTGATTTTACATCTGTTACTGTCAGCGATTTCCAAGCACCACCTCCTGCGACGCAGACGACGTTATTGCCAATTGTTTCCTCACCATGTTTCCTGAGTACGTCGAAAATCTCTTCGTGTTCAACAATCCCTTTTCCAAAATGTATTCTAAATTTTACAGTTCTGAAAGGTGCAGCAACTTTGTTCTTTATTGTTTTGGCTGAAACGTTTATTCCTATTACATCGTCTCCTTCTTTTATTTGTTGCCCTGCTCCTAATTTTATTCTGATTGATGAGTGGAATGGAATCGCAGCGCCTCCGGGTGTAGTAGTATTGTCCCCGTACATCACAGCAACATTCGTCCTAATCTGATTCAGACAGACGAAAAGCGTGTTTGTCTGCCCAATGATCCCTGTGATTTTTCTCATTCCCTTAGAGATTGTTCTTGCATTGAGAGCAATACTATTTTGATCATAGTCACCATCTAATTCTGCTTTTGGTGATGTAGCTGCTACTGAGTCCCAGATGATTGTAACAGGAACGTCTTTATTCATTGCTTTTGCTTTTAAAATTGTTGATTCTGCAATTGAGAAGACATTTTCAGTACAGTGTTCATCTACATAAACGAATCGTTTTGAGACATCGACCCCGAGAAGTGCTAAGTTTTCAGGACTTGTTGCATTCTCTGTGTCAATTAATACAGCTATTCCACCCATTCTTTGAGTAGATGCTGCAATCTGTGCTGCGATGTGACTTTTACCGATCGATGGGGGACCAAATATCTCTACAATTCGCCCCTCGGGAAGACCACCGTTTGATCTGTTACTACAGATGTAATCTAGCAGTCTTGACCCAGTTGAAATCCATCGTTTTACATGAGTCGGTGATTCTCCAGACGACAAATTATAAGCAACTCTGTTACCTTGTTCTTTGTTGAGCGACTTTATTAGATCACTAGCGAAATCGTCTAGATCAACGCTTATGT